GTGCCAGGATTGTTCGTACTCGGGCCAGCTGGCAAGTTTCCGTTTGATGATTGCCGGCGGCAGTCTGCGCTCTGTTGCTGCGGCTTCGAGAAACAGCGACTCAAGCCAGGTTACATCGTATGGAATCTCCTTATGCAGCATTACGTGTAATTACACTGTAATATATATGTAATTATAACGTGTAGCTGACCGGGCGCGGTAATTACCGAGGGTATCAATTATTTCCATCTTGTAAACAACTTTTTGCATCTAAGTAAAAAGCGCTGCCAAACGCTGCTATTGTACCTGGCAAACAGCTGGCCAAATCTACCGGTCAAATGCTTATCGATGTGAGAGTTTTGCATCGATCATGCCCCAGCTTAGTTGCAAAGCATCTTTTGCAATGACATCGACTAAGTGGCTTTCAGTGTAGCAATTGCTGTACTGCGGCGGCACGTCATGCAGCTTTGCTATTCTAAGCAAACTCCAACCCTGGCTCATTCGATAGTCGATGTATTCTCTAGCCTCTTTTCTAAGATCCATAAATATTCCTCCTTGCTTGAAATAAAAAACTGTCTGTTTGTGAATGATCTTTCATCTGCACAACTGTGCCTAACACCTTGCGAACATCGTCCAGGCTTTTGCATACCGCTGTGACGCAACCAGCTGTTGATAATGCTTGCAGCGTTTTGTTTTGTGCTGCCGTTATTGTGTTCTTGCCAACTTTGAGCTCGATAAACACCGGCGGCTTACCTGGACAAAAGATCTCGAGATCCGGCCAGCCCGTACACATGCCAGCTTTACGCAGCTTGACACGATGCGCCACATGACTTTTGCCCTCGTTTGGTGAGTGATGAAAGATAGATCCGTCCGGTAAAGCAGCACGCAGATAATCCGCAACTAGGTTTTGCAGCTGCGCCTCTGTCATATCTCGTCCTGGTAGAAATCATTCGGCTGCACTGCGCCATCCGTTGCGACCTTGATCCGGCGCATGTATTCCTTGTTTGGATGCACTGCTCGAGCGGCCCCCGGATGATTGCGATGTAAGCACCAGCGATGCACAACACCAGCGCCCGGTGCATCAAGCAACTCTGCTAGCTGCCGATACGTCAAACCCCTATCTTTTCGCCATTGCTCAAGTGTCACATCAATATTCCTACAATCAAGATATCAATATTACGATCAATAATATTGATTTAACAGATTAAGTTACATTGCTCGACTTTGCAAGTGTTATATAATAACCAATGATTAATGACATAAATATGATTGACTTACTCAGAATTTATTAATACGTTAAATGTCTTACGTAACACTTGTTGTTACAAAATACTTGATTTGCTACAGTTTGGAGGATAAACATGAACATACTAAATATACCATATTTCGATGACGATATGACAGAAGTACAAACAGTAAGCAATCTTAAACAACTATCAAAAAGAGCCGGCATGTCCGGTGTGCAGATCGCAGAACAAATGGGATTGCGCCCCGAAACTGTATCCAGGCACTTAAACGGCAAGCAGAATATTAGCATCGAGGATGCGATAAAGTACGCAAAGATCCTGGGATGTTCGCCAGAAGAAATACTGTTTCAGCGCAGCATGTGTCCTATTATCGGATCGCTATCAACAGCTGGTGTGCTCGATATGTTTGGACAAGACGAATCAAAGCAGCGTTTTCTTGCCGGGCCGCTTAGTTTTCAACCCTATCATGCTGCATACTTTGCGCCCGGATGGTTCACAAAAAAGAAAACAGCAATTGCTATTGTTGATCGCCGGCCCATAGACAAGCGCTATGTTCACGATCAATCTGTCGGTCAGATTAGTATCTGCATGGTTAAAAACTGCTGCGGCAGTGGAAAAAATATTGCCGTGTGTGGATACCCTTTTGAGAACAGCGATTTCAAAACGCATACAGTACGTCGTATAATTAATATGGTCGAGGCCATGCAATCTAAAGACACCAAAAAGAAAGTGCAATATCCTACATCTGAAAACGATTTTATGCCTAATTGCACCTTGCAATGGGCCACACCGGTTCGCTTTATGCTTTACGATCCGGCAGCGGAGGGTTTTGAAATTCTAAAAGATAATTGATGCTATCTGCAATATTATTGATTTTAGTTATTGACGCATAGTAACAATATTTGTTATCACTGTTAGACGCGCCGTGTTTAATCCTTCAAGCGGCGCGTACCAACTTAGAGAGATAACATGCCGCTGCCCGAACTGACACCCGACTATGCTTTGCGTTTTGACTACCATCATCATAGCAATCCCATGTCGCAGCCTCGAGGACGCAAGCTTTTCGACAAAGTTATCGTCCGGCCCTTGCTAAATAAGCTTTGGAAAGAGGATCCGGATCGTGCCAGGCAATTTGATCCTAATCGTGCAGCATCCCCACGGATGGTCGCCGGTACAGCTACACAAAAAGCCGTTGATAGTGTGCTAAATATTGATGATGCAGAACCCATGAAACTTTCTGAAGCGCACTCCTGGGCCAAATCTGAGGGGCTAATTTTTCAGAATCGTCATTTTATCAGCGATTTTCTTGGAAATAGCGACGAAATGGAGGTCGAGCTCTACAAAGAGGAGATTCCCTTGGTCATCAACCATGCGCTCGAGGGATTGAAGCAAGCCATGTCCAGGGAGAACCGATATGTCGGTGAGATTATTCTCCAGGACAAGCTGCCGGGATGCGAACTGCCGCACAACACACGACCAGACTATGCGCGACGCGGCGATCTAAAAACAAAATGGAGCAGCGTAAAACAAAAATCATACCTACCAAAAAATTTGTCCGGGCCTTTCGAGCAGAGCGCATTGTACCAGGTCGCCGGCTTTTGGGCCTTGAATGGTCAGCAGCCGCCGTTCCTGGTGTACGCAAACTGGAAAGAGTTTAGAATTTTTGACCAGGACAATTCACCGGAGCTTAGCGACGAGAACTTAGCCAGGATTGTAAAAGAGATTGCCCGGCATCACCAGGTAACAGAGCAGCTATTGAAAAGAGCAGCAGACCAGAACGATTTGTTTAGCATGATCGATCCAGATTGGCACGACGGATTTGCCTGGACGCTGCAACCAGAACTAAAAGAATTAGCAAGGAGTGTTTTTAAATGAAAGATCAGCTGCAAGCAGCCATGCAAGAGATAGGAAAACTAAACGAAAGTGGTGTGGTTACGCGAGGTAATAAAAAATATACAACAGTTGCAGTGCGTGTAGAGGTATTTAGAAAATACTTTCCGGACTACTCTATTAATACCAGGGTAACAGTTGACGACGGCAAGCGTGTGATTGTTGTTGCTGAAGTATTTGCACCAGGATCTGACCGGCCAATATCCACCGGGATAGCAGAAGAGATACGCGGCAGCAGCAATGTAAACAGAACGTCAGCTGTGGAGAACGGCGAAACGTCAGCTATAGGCCGCGCGTTAGCTAACCTGGGGTTAGCCGGTGGTGAGTATGCCAGCGACTTTGAGATCGAGGTTGCTGGGTTAAAAGATGCAACGATGGATCTAAACGAGGCCGTCGATCGAGCCAGAGAAGAGGAAGAAGATGCAGCAATGGAAGAGTTGCGGCAAGACAGCGATACGTTTTATGTAAATGAGGAATTCCGTAAAGTTCCGGACGATGTTGAGGCAGAAAAAACGACCAGCAAAAACGATGATATATTTCAAAAGTTTGTCGATCGCATGGTCAAAGAATTTAAGTTTGCAAAATCTATCGGGCAGATGAACGCAATATTTAATACAGAGCAAGCAAACTATCGACGACTAAAAAAAGAGAGGCCAGGAATGGCACAGATCATCGAGGATAAGTATGACGAGATGGAAAAAAAGTTAGGGAAGTAACATGGAAAAAATTAAGATCGGCGGATCAAAACCGCATTTCGGAAACAATCAATTTAGATTAAATGGCGGATTAAAAAAGGATAATGATTATCAATGCGCTGCCTGGTTGCAGTTTCGCACCGGCAAAGGTGAGGATGGCCGGCAGCTGCCGCAGACTAACGAGCAACGTGCTGCAATCCAGGAGGCTTATC